TGTTTCGCTACAGAGAGAGCAGTCCCACCGAGCCTCTTGACAACCTCGTCTGATGCACCGACTGATCCAGTAATGTCACCAGCAGACTTCTTTATATCGCTGGCGGCTCTTTCAAACCCTCGCGCTCCAGTCTGAGCTTCACGAGGATCTATCCCGACAGACAAGATCGGCATCGAGACCCCCCTACTTCGACTCTCTCTTGCTTCGGCTTCGAACCAACTCGACCCATCGAGCATCTAGAGCTGAAACTATCTCGAGAAACTCCACTCGAGTTTCGGCACTACGTATCCCAACGACATCCAGGTACGACTTGATATCCGATACCGTAATGCCAGCTGGCCCGCCGAACGTCCAGCTCCTAGACGCACTAAGAAGCCAGAAAGACTTCCAGTAGAAGTAGAGGTCCTCGAATAATACAGGCCTCGAGGAGAGAGCGGCAGGAGTCGTTCCCGTCTCACGGACAATACCTTCGAGAAACTCCCTGTGACTCCCCCACGTCAACTCCCATTCGAGGACCTCTACAAGTTTTTTACAGACGCCCCTATTTCGTCTTTCTTGTAGGCATCCGCTGTCTCAGCGAATCCCTGAACAAGCATTCTGAAATCGGGAAGCTCCTTCAGAAGACGATAGGCATTCTCTCTCGTGTACGGGAATGGCTTCCCGTCTTCCGTAACACCCTTCCAATCCAGAAGAATCGTCTCCGACATCACTCGCAAGAGCAACTCCTCAGCGTCCTCGTTGGAGATCAAGCTCCGCCTGATTATCTCCCTCTTCGGCCCTGCGAGCTCCTGAAATCTCGCATTGTACCTCGCATTGTTCATCCGCGCCACGAGGATACTGCAAGTGTCAGACACGTTCTGCCAGACCCCACTTTCCTCGAGATCACGGTCCGTCCCGAACCGCTTTCTGATGTCCATCCCGGACTCCCTTCGATCTAGATTTCCCTTACGTTGTCTCATAAGGGGCCTATGCCTCCTGCAGAACTACCCGAGAGCACATACCGTAGTATCCCCTCGGGGCCGTGTGATCAGTTCCCTTTGATAGTAAACGTCCGGTTCGCCGCCTGAGCAGTCCCGCAGACGAGTTTTGCATACTCCCAATTCGATATTCCTTCCGGAAGATCCACGACGATGTCGCCGGTCCCGCCAGTAGTAACCCATTTCGCCGGAGCAGCAGCAGCTCCTGCCAAGTAATAGAAATCCACGAAGGTACCAGTCCTCGAGTTGGCGACTTGAATCGCCACAGTAGAACTGGTCAAGGTCGGGAGCAGGATAGTCATTCCTCCCGACCCAGTAGGGATCTTGAAGATCGTTGACGTGGTATTATCCGTGACCGCGCCGCCGGTCATCAGGGCCGTGGCAGTCCATGAAGCGCCGAAAGAAACCGCCGGGAGCAGAAGCATCCCGACAAGAAGAACGATGAGTATCCTTGAGGTCTTCATCGAGCCCTCCTACTGACCCTTGATCGTAAAGGTTCGATTCGCCGTCTGACCGGTCCCGCAGGTCAGCCGAATGAACTGCCAGGTAGTCACGTTCGCCGGGAGGTCGATCACAAACCCACCGGTTACCGCGCCGGTGATATACAGAGCCGGAGCAGCAGCCGCACCCGCGAGGTAGTAGTAATCGTAATACGTCCCGTTGGCTGCGGACGCCACCTGGAACTTGAGCGTGGTGGATTCCAGCGTCGGGACGATGACCTGAACCGATTTGGCTCCTGTTGGGATACGCGCTCCAACGGAACTCGTGTTCAGAACGGCGAAGGTGAGGACCGAAGTCACACTCCAAGGCGCGGCCTGAGTAACGACAGGCAGAGCGATGAGGCATCCCAGAATCAGCAGAACAGAAATGATCTTTTTCATCTGACCCTCCTAAGTGATTCGTTCGATTGAGATCGTGTGACCAGTAACCGAATCGCGGATCGCCTGGTATCCCAACTCCACCATGACGTCCTGATCCGCACCACCCGCGACGATGTTCCCGTCCGTCCACTTGATCGCCGGAAGGGTAATGATGTACCCGTCCCCATCCACGCTGGCAGTCAGGCTGAAGGACGAAGCCGTCGCAGCAAGGAACTTGTCGTACAACGCTCCGTTCTCGAAGTACACGGTCAGTCCACCGGAAACGTCGATGCGTCCGGAACCAACTCCGATGGCCCCGAGCGTGCCGATCGCGGACTGACTTCTGAGGTTGTTCTTCAGCGCGAGAGTGAACTTGCTGATCTTCGCGGTCAGGGTGCTACCGCCTTCCAGAATCGCGCTGATGTTGCCGACACCGTTGAGAACGGTACCGATGGGAGCGGCTGTAGGAGCCCCAGATCCCGCTGTCACTGCCGCGCGCGTCGCTGCCTTACCGAGAAATCCGAACGACCCTGTGAGGATCGACCCCGGAGCGAAATCGAGGTTGAAGTCGTTCACCATCATCCCGCGATACGTCAGGAACTGCGTGACGTCGCCGAACTTCTTCTCGACAGTGAAGGACTTCATGGCGACGCCGTTCACGATCGTGTCGCCCTCCCACACACTCATCAACGCGCCTTCGATCAAGTCGTCGATACAACCAGCGGACAGCTCGAAGTTGATCCCACCTTCCGCTCCGGCGTTCACCTGAATCAAATCCGCAATCTGCCGGTCGTCACGGATCTCGTTCGACTTCGTGGTGTCGATCTTGAACTTCAGCGATTCCCCGGTGAAGCGCATTTCCTTCAGCGCCTCCGCCGGGGTTACACCCCACTCACTCTCTTCCAGGTAGTAAACCTGGCTTCTACTGGTATCAGCTAATGGCATACTCCCCCCTCCTATCTAAAAGAGTTCATCCCGACTGTACGACACACTGACATTGACATGAAACCACCCCTCCTGAACCCCCACCGAGCGGATTTCAGGAGCACGACAGACGATCCCACCGAAGGTTACCCCACGAAAGATCGCAGCAGCAGTGTCAGCCAACACAAGAGCAGACTTCGACGCCGACCCAGCAGGGACGAAAATCGCCATATCGATCACTCCTAGATGACGATAGAGACGTTGCTCCCCCATGCTGACTTGAGACGATGACCCCGGGAGGACAGTCAATCGAACGAAAGCATCCCCCACAGCCGGAGTGAAAGACGTGTTTGCATAAGCAACTCGGGTAGTTACACCCCAGGCTGACGCAAATCGAGACTCGATAGCGACGAGATCCTCTGCGTAACTCATCCCAGATACCCGCTAATCTCAGCCTCGACTTCTGCAAGTGCAATACGAACCATCCCGCTTGGTGCCTGTCGACTATGACCGTACTCAAGTGCGACAGCATACGGCAAATTGTTGTAGATCCACCAAACGCTCCGTCCAAGCTCTTGCGAAGGAACGTTCAGCTTCTGCAGCTGCTCACGAGCAATTCCAGTTGCAGTCTGAGGGTCGACTTTCATCCCGTCAGGAGCTTGATCACTTCCGACTTTACTTCTCTCGATCCCCCATGAAGCACGACACCGACCAGTATCGACCGGGGTTCGCCAAACGATCTTCGTGAAGACATCGAAGACTATTTTCTTCACCACCAGTCCCAGATCGACCTGAATCGTCTCTGAGAACTTCGAGACATCAGCATTGAACCTGAACAGAGACTGTTGATTGGTCATTTTCTCACCTGCAGTTCCCACAAGCCTGGTTGCTCAGAAATGTAGACGGGATCTGCACGAACGACCTTGTACAGAACGCTATCGATCAGAACAGTATCGTTCGGTGCAGGGTCGAAGGTGAAGTCCGCTGCAGCGACTGTCAATTTCAAGTCGCCAACCAAGATTGACGAAGTCCCGTACAGAAACTTACTGTACGTACCAACGACGGCACGGATAGTCGCCGTCACAGATATCACAGTGAGCTCACCAGTCGACGGAGCGTACGATTCGGTTCGTCTTGTCAACGTCACAAGCTTCCCGAACTTCGAAAGCAACTTCGAAGCTGTACTCCGTAGGCTGGTGTCGAACTGCGTCATCCTCGTTCGATCTCTATGGAGCCCATCCCACGTTTCGTCGGCGATGTGTAGCTTGCCATCCCTCGTAGAATGCCATCAACGAGCGGATATCGAGTCCCGACAGCATCATCGGCGTACGTGACCGATATCGGCCCGATCTGTTCACTGCGCGTAATACGATCGTACGATGGCGTGAGAGACGTCGTCAGTGCGACGAGAGCTAGCTCCGCCGTTGCTTCTTTCACAGCATCAGGGACTTCGTACCACTCAATGGCGTACCCGTCCCTGTCGTACGCTCCCATTCGAGGCCACGACAGTTTCTGCTCGACTAGGATCTTATCCCCGGTCGTCCATCGATACATCGCTTCGAGATACGCTGTTGCTTTGATGATGGCGACCTGCTTCTGAGAGGAGGCACCGACCCAGGCTGAGTTCCCTCGGTCCTTGTGGTACACATTGGCCTCTTCGACAGACACGTAAGCGTTCGCCGAAGCTAGACCGGTACCATCTTCGACTGTAAAGGCCATCGTTTACCCCTTGGCTCCCTCTACCTGCGGCTTGGGGGCCTTCCACGTCGGCTTCGTCGGATCGACCGGAGCAGCAGACGGCTTCGGCGTCTCAGGCACTGGCGTGGACTTCTTCCAGGCACCCTTCGGTTTGAACCCCTTATCGGCGAACTTCTTCGGGTCCGTCTGGAAGTCGAGCTTGTTGACTTTCATGACCTGCCCGGACTCGGAAACCAAGTCGACTGTATCGAGCTTTCCCACTGGAATCCCTCCATTCAAATGTGAGGGGGAGTTGCCTCCCCCTCACTCAGTCGAAATCAAGAATTACGGCTTGCCTGCCAGACGGCACGCCAGCGCCGGACGAACCAGCTTGGCGCCCCAGAGAGCATCCAGCTCCCACATGGTCTGCTTGTACTGCCGACTGACCTCCAACCGAAGAGCAAGGCCAGTGACCGGGTCCGTCAGAGCCAGGATTTGATTGCCGAGCTGCAGATCCAGGGTCGTCTGAACCAACGGCCTCATCGCGAAAGCAAACGCGTCACGATGGAAGATCAGGTTGACAACGTGACTGTCCTTGACGGTGATCGCCTCGGAACCGGCACCAACGACAACCTTGCCGGGCTCGAAGGTGAGAACCGCGTCGGACGCCGCTGAAGCCTGCGTGCAGGCCGCCGTGACGGTGTAGGTCTGCGAGTCACCCGCGAACTCGATGATGTCGCCGACCAGGAGAGCGACCGCGCCAGTCGCGGCGGCGGTGGTCACGTTGCAGGTCTTCGCGCCGACCGCAATGGCCTGCGCCGCCTTGGCGATGAGACCCGTGGTAATCGTGCCGGCTGTGTGCGTCGGAACGGCATCGTCTGCGACCCAATCGATCCCGAACTTCCGGCCGATTTCACCCTCGATCTTCGTGATGTTGGACATCACCTTCTCTGCGTCACTGAACGCCGCAAGAGCCAGCATGTTCGCTTCTGCGGTGTAGTTCACCACACCACGCCGACTATCCAGCGGGGCGAGCTGCTGATTGAGAACCTTCCGAGAATCCGTCGCATCTGTAACGGTCGTCGCGAACGGATGCAAGGAGCTGTCGCCGCAGTACCCGTACACACCTTTGTACTCGGCGAAGATGGTCGCGTTGATGGCGTTGGCAAGAGCCCTGGCCGCTTCACCCAGCTCCATCGGCAGAAACGCTGCGTTGGCGTCGATGTACTGGAGATCTTTGTCCGACAGGGCGAAGTTCACCTTCTGCCAGTTCTCCAGGGTGATCTGGACGGTAGAGGTCGCCGTGTTCGACGGGACCGGCGGAGTCTCACCGGTCGTGACGTTTGACGCCGTCTTGGCGGTCGGCACCGGAACGTCGATCGTCGACCCCTTCTGGGCCGCTTCGATCGAGTAGTCACCGTTGACGATCCGGGGCATGATTGCACGTTCCCGCAGAACCATCAAAGCACGCGCGAGAATCTTCGGCATGATCGCCGTTAACGTATTGGTGATCGCTGTTGACACTGTGTAGTCCCCCTTCGAAGTATTGGTCTGATACTCTCGTTAATTGCCGAACGCTTCCCGCGTTTGCCTAACGCTCCCCGCGTCTACTCGGAAAGAGTGACCTTCCCTGAAATGAGATCTTCCAGGTTCGCACCACCCTTCGCCAGTGCTTCACGAGTCATTGTCTTCGACGACGTGGACCCTTTCGGGCGACCACCGTCCCCAGGCCCGCCAGAGCCTGACGCTCCAGATGCCTCGAAAGCCCTCCCGAACACAGACGAAGCTTTCATCTCGGCAACCAGCTGATCGATCGTCTGCAAGTTGCCCGACGAATCACCGATCTTCGGGTTGCCAGCTTCGTCCAACACCTCCACGAAGAAACGCTCCCCGTCCTCGCGAAGCCGTGCACGATTCTGAATATGCGGGAGGAGAAGTTCAACAGCACCCTTGGCGTCTGCGATCGCCTTTGTAGCGACGGCATCAACCATGACGGTCTTGAGCTGTACGAAGACCTTCTCGGCCTTCTTGATAGCCCCATCGACTTCCGCTTGGTGCTTCTGGATCAACTGCTTTTCACGAGCGAGGTACTTCGTCTCGGCGATCTTCTCCGCTTCCTTGTTCGGATCGAACGACGACAGCTCTGCAAGCTTCTTCAACGACTCCGCAGTTTGAACTGGATCTGTAATCCCAGCTTCGGTGAACGCACGAACCTTAGCTTCCGATGCGTTCAACTTCGTCTCTGCGGTCGCACGGGCCGTTCGTTCCTTGGAGAGAGCCGACTTCAATCCCGAGACATCCTCTACCCCCTCTGCGTCGAGAATGAACTTCCCGTCTTTCTCGACGTAGAACTCTTTCAGCGCCTCCGGCAACTGATCGAGTGTTTCCAAATACGCTTTCAACCCCATGTGAGCCTCCTGGGCTTCCCGCCCGGCTAGTATTGAGTACCTATTTCCTCTTGACAGCCTTCTTGGCAGTCTTCTTCACGGCCTTCTTGCCCTTCTGCTTCGCTTTCTCGGGCTTCTCCCTGACTGTGCACGCACGTCCTGCCATCTAGCCCTCCCTCTATCAGTATTCGACTCCAGCCCTAGGCTGTGCCGCCTTGTTTAACTCTATCACTTTGCCGCGAAGTCGCTTAGCTACAAACTCCGCAACAGCATTCTCGTAATTGGGGTAGTACACGTCCGGCATCGATTCTGTCTCAGTCTCGAGTCTCAGCTTCAGCATTCGATCTGTCGTCTGCCAACCGAGATCCGTCAGATACTGAATACGCTGCCCGTCGATCTCGACCGTGATCATCAAGCACCTCTCAAGATCTGAATCATGAGGTTGAAGTACTCCGGGTCCTCTCTCAGAAGCTTCGTCGGATCTTTCATCAGGTACTCGAGACCCATAGATGTGATCTCTGTGGAGCGATACAGAGGGTAGATCTTACCCATGTAGTCATTGAAGAAGTTGTCCTTCACGAAGACTTCATCGCGACCATACCCCCGACCGAGCCACTTCGGAGTCTGACCTGCCGTTCGCCTATTCAAGAACTCAGTCGCGAGCCGCTGGACTCGGGGCTCTCGAAACTCCAACCAATGTCCCATCTCGTGAATTGTCGCTGTTGTCGTTCGACTCCCCGGACCTGCAATAGAGATCGTCCCACGGGAATGATACGATCGTTCACTCGGGGGCAGCTTCATCACAACGAGAGCACTCGGGTCAGAAAGGTTGCCAGTCGCACCACCGAAGAGCTGCTTGATTCTGCTCAACCCAGTATCGACTGCCTCTTCCCAAGCTGGAATGCCCTTCGCTCGTGGTGCAGGGTACTTGAGAGTAGCAATCGTCGAGCTCTTCCCTGTCGAGAGCGTATCAAGAACGATCTCACGAGCAGTAATCTTCTGGGTGCTAATCTCCTCACGAAGACGCTTAAGTTCAATCATCGACGTATTCAGACGAGCATTAGCATCGACCCGACGAGGACGAAGCATATCGGGTTTTCCTTCAGTCGTAGCACGATTCGTTGCCAGTAAGAGTTCATAGTGTGCCTGTCGATATCGCTCATACTGTCGCTGTTCAATGGTCTCCGCTTCTTTAAGCTTATCGATCTCGAGAGCCCGTTCACTAAGCTTTGTCGTCAACTCCTCGTTCAAACGATTCACACGTCTTATCGGGTCTTCGGCATTCGCACGTTCTTCGAGCTGCTTCAGCGTGAGCGGACGACCCTCTTGGGAGAGGAGGTCTTTCGCAGCAAGCTTACCGTCACGGAAGAGCTGAGCACGTCTGGCGCCGAAGACCCGGTCTTGGAAGTCTGAAGGCTTCGTCTTTACCCAGTCTTCAAACGACATCTTCGACGGGACCTGACCGTCCATCGACGCACGAGAATTCATTGTGATCGAGTCGATCGCTTCGTCAGAGAACCCCTTCTCCTTCAGTCGGTTTCTGAATGTACTGTCGACTGACGCGGGACGGCCACCAGTCCGAATGGCGCCGAGCTCTTCCCAACTCTTAAGGATGGGAACCGAAGTCGAGCGACAATTCCAATGGAGTCGCCCAGGACCCTCACTCCACGGAGGAGCACCCCCGACTGATTCATGCCCCAGCGTATATTCCTGATGGTCCCGAGCGATACACATCGGCGTCGTTCTGCCATCGAGCGTCGAGACCCAGACGAGCCCCTTGACGACATCGTCGTTCTCCTTATACGTCGCGTCCCGAGCAGCGTTTGCAGCCGCTTGAACTGAGGTCCTAACGAGTGCTGACGCGTTCCGATACGATGCCTGCATGATGCCGTCTTTGAAGCCGTTCTCACGACGACCCCTCACACGACGTACCAAGTCAGACAGCGTCTCGCCAGCGAACACTCCCTTACGCATCTCCGACCCGAACTTGAACTCAAGATCGGCTCCCTGCTTTCTCCACCACTTCGACGATGCTGACCCAAAGAGGTGCAAGTTCTGTACAAGAGCACCAACTTGGTCTGACGTGAGGGCAACGGTCGATACATCAACACCAATTACAGTATTAATCGAATCAGCAATGAAAGTTGATTCGGACTTCATGACTCGTTTCGAGAGTGCAGTCGTTGTTCGATCGAACCCCTCGTGAGCCTGTCGAATGACATAACGGGTCTGCTTCAACAGAGCATCCAGTCTCTGCTTCTGATACGAGGTTGCTCTAACGCCGAAGACGTCGATTTCGGTGATCTTATTCAATAGCTCCCTCTCGAGCTTCTTCAGATCGTACACTAGACCTTGAACGCCCCCGGCTTTCACTCGCTCGAGATCGATCGACCTCGTCGTAATGAGATCGAACATCTTGTCGTTTGCAGACGGCATGCACTACGGCAGTCGGGATACGTCGACCGTCTGCTTCAGCGCCTTCGACATCGACTTCGCAGCCGTCATGACACGAGCTTTCGCAGCTGCTAACCGTGCTTGTGGTGACCACGCCATGTTATTCTCCTTCTCCTGGGGGTGGAGTCTCATCAGGCGGGAGCCCCTCACCTGGCAGTGCAGGAACGAACTCGTTGGCGAGCAAAGCCTCTTCGATCTCGGGATCGAAAGCGTCACTCAACACACCGTAACGCTTCAACTCCATCCAGAACGTCGGTCGAGAAATGTCTCCGTTCATTCTCGCCGTCTGGAGAGCACCGAGAGCCGTTGCGTTGGCAGGCGTCAACCCGAAGTCCATGTTCACCTGGATCGGGAGATCGACACTCAACCCCACCCACAACCCCATCACCTGGTAGCAATTGATCAACGTGTCCTGAAGCGCAAGAGCCATCGCAGAAAGCTGAGAGTCCATCTCGGCTTTGTCGATCGTATCAGCTGTTGCTGTCGACTCGATCGGCTTCCGCACCAGAAGTTCGAGACCCAAGACGGCCATCTCTTCCTTCAATGTCTGAAGATCACGCTCCCCTGCAGCGATGCACGCACCGGTATGCTCGACCCATCTCAGATTCGATTGTGGGTCGGAAGCACGGACGGCTCTCGCGACCGAAATCGTAACGACATTGTCGGAATCCTCTTCTTTGAAGCCTGACGCGAAGAGGAACGGTACTCTCGCAACACGAAGGATGTTTCGCTGGTCGGAAGACGACTGCCAATGAGAGATATTCAAGTGTGCTAGATCGAGCATCGGGGGCTTCGCAACCATGAATCCCTCACGACCTGTATAGAGCGTCACCCAAGGGATGCCGTACTGGAACGAACTGAGGCCTTCCTCGATCTTCACCCAGACAGCCTTGTTGTTCTGCTGTTGCTGCTCCCAGAGCTCCCACGTACCGATTTTCAGAACGCGAACGCGATCCTTCCAATCTTCGGA